GGCGTTTATCGTGTGCTCCAGGGTGATCGTCCTGGTGCGCTTGTCATACTGTTCGTCAACCGTTTTCACCCGCCAGACGACGCCGGCGCCCGGACCGTCTTCCCACTGGATCCAATTGTCCACCCCGATCACCGGTGCTTTGTCTGAGATCGTCAGCGTTGCGGTGCTCTGGCGCTCGCTCAGCTGCACGCTTAACTTTTCCGCCGGGAACCGGTCGGCCGCCGTCAGACTGTGTCCGCTCAAGAGTGTGATCATAGGTATCTATTCCTCCAGTTGACGGCCAGCCGGCAGGCCCGCTGCGCGCTGTAGCTGATCGGCCGCGTCCCCGGCTTCACCAGGAAATCGTTCGCGCCATCGCGGAGGGCCATTGCGCTGGTGTAGCTGTCGCCATCCTTCAGCCGGATCCGCACCAGACCGTCCACATGATCGATCACAAGGGCGCCGTTTGCCGGAATCGTCAGGCCGCTGAACGCCATTTCCTGCCCGCCGACCGCCACCGTGCAGCCCTTGATCGTGGCGCCGCTTGTGTTCTCCAGCACCACATCGCACTGGGTCTCAGCACTTCCCTCGATCAGGCAGCTGCCGCTGTCCGCCGCAAGGTTTCCGCCGATCATCACGCTGTTCGCCAGTTCGTCTTCCCAGTACGGCACGCTGTATGCCCGGAAGGTCAACTGAAATTCCTTCGTGTAGTCCCACAGGCTGCCCTCGCCTGGTGCCTGAGCCAGGACAACGTTCAGCCGCCGCCCCGGCTTATAGTTCAGCGTCAGGATGCCGCCGTCTTTCGCCCAGGCGTTTACTTTTTCCAGCAGCGTCGCCCGCTCGATCATGCCAGCCTCGGTCTTGCCGTGCTCCCAGATCCGGAACCGCACCACCAAGTCAAGCGTGCTCCGGCGCTGTCCGGTGATCCGCTGCCCGAAACCGCTGGCGGCATCCACTGCCGTGATATTCTCCCGCCCGTCTCCGGGGTCGATGGCGCTGATGGTGATCCGGTTGTCAATCTCATCCAGCCAGATCCCATTCAGCGCGATCCGCCTCTGTAGTATCATCCGATCACCTCGTTTTAATCCATTTGTGCCGCGAGCGCTTCACTCACGTAGGGAGCCACCAGGTTGCCGACTTCCTGGCCGGACATGTAGACCTTAATGCCGCTCACACCGCTTGCAACCGCCGCCCGCATCTGCCCGGGCAGGCTGCGGAAGCCGGAGATGTCAGAACTTGTCAGCCCGTTCTGTCCTGCGGGATTCTGCCACCATGTGCTGGGGATATCACCCCACAGCTCCGGGTTGTATCCCGTTTCTTCCTCCGCTGCGCTGTGTTCCTCGATCAATTTGTTTAACAGCGCATCGAGCCGGGCAAATGTGCCTGTATCTCCCGCAAATGCGTTCTCCAGCGCCGCCCATGCGTTGTCATATTCCGATCCGAAATTCCCTTCGCGGATCAGATCCCACAGCGCATTTGCCGCCGCCTGCTGTTCAGGTGTAGCATCCAGGCGGGCACGCTCGACAGGGCTGGACGGCCCGAAACCGTTAACATATTTTGTTCCCTTCCCCGCCAGTGGGTCCGGGTTGACGACCGTGTTCAGCCAGTTCTGATAATCGGCATCGTTCGCGTCCGGTTTCTTCCCGGTCAGCATCCAATAGTTCCGATCACTTTCCGACCAGCCGTTTTCTGCTGTCTGCTGCTCAAGTTCTGCCTTGTCGGACTCCAGCTTGTCTTTCAGCAGCTCCAGATTTTTTAGAGCAGCATAAACACCCGTGCCGCTTGTCAGCTTGCTGATCCATGTAGCACCATTCCCGCCGGTTGGTGCGACTGTCGGCGTTGTCGGTGCCGGTGCCGGTGTGCCTTTGCCGCCCGTCCAGCCGAAGATCGTTTTCAGGTTCGCCCCGAAGGACGCCAGGTTCCCGATCGCGCTGCCGACCTTCCCGGCCGCCCAGATCCCGATCAGCCACTCAATGCCGCTCTTGATCGTGGCCCAGTTGTTTTCATCCGCCAGCCACTCCAGGGCATCCACCAGGGCGCCAAGCGCATTCCCCAGCGCCCGGGCCAGTTCATCATCGCTGTCTTTCAGATCCTCCGCCAGGCCGCTCAGAAGCTCAATGCCTTCCTGGATCGCCGTCCGTATGTTGTCAAACATCTCGATGATGTTCTGTTTGACCTTCTCCAGCGCCTCAGCCTTTTCGTCATCGCTCTCCGCCAGGAAGTAATCCTTGAACGCATCCACGATGTTCTGCAGGTTGCCGGTCACGTTCATGGCCAGATCCCCGAACAGGTGCACCGTCGCCATGTCCTGCAGCGCCTGCCAGCTTGCCCGCAGCCCGTTGACTTTGTCATAAAGTTCGGACATGCTTTGCGTCTGCTCTTCCGTCAGACCGTAGCCGCCCTTTGTCGGGTCGAACTTGTCCAGGTTGGCCATGACCGTCTGCCAGTCGTTCATCAGGTCAAGGGCTTTGTCCGGGTTTCTGCCAAAGAGCGCGTAGGCGATAGCATTCCGCTGGTCGTGGTTTTCCAGTGTGCTCACTTTTTCAAGGACCGCCATGGCATAGGACCAGTCGTCCTTAAAGTTCTCCTTGGAGACGCCGGTCAGTTTAACGAGCTCGGTCGGGTCCTTCGAGTTGATCCTTGTTACAAGGCTTGCAAGATCCTCCAGAGAGCCGCTGGCGGACTCGACTGCGCCTTTGTACTTCTGGATTGTTGTGACGTCCGTGTTCCAGTATCCGGCCAGGTCGACCATGCTGTTGGACCGTGCAGCCAAGTCAACGACGCTTTCCCAGACCTGGGAGATGATGTCCTTGACAAAATCCATTGTTCCGCTGAATGCGCCCTCAATCGCTCCGCTGATGGCGCTCCCGGCTTCCGCGACCTTGCCCAAACTTTCCGCCAGGCTGTGGGTCGCAATGACGCCAAGCTGGGCGCTGCCCTGGACCTGCTTCATGCCCTCGCTGACATCGTTCAGGCCGTTTTTCATGTTGGCCAGAGCAGTCCGGGCATCGTTTAGCTTGACTTCCCATTTGGCAGTCGCTTCCGCGCTCTCGCCGTACTTCTCCGTGGAAGCCGCCAGGGCTTTCTCGTACGCCCGGACAACCTTTTCCTGCTCTTTGATCTGCTTCTGCAGGTTCCGGGTCTTGACTTCGTTTTTTTCCTGTGCGGTGGCGTTCTTGCCCAGCTCAGCCGTCTCGGCTTTCAACTGGCTCTGCAGCACGCGCAGGTTCTGCCGGGCTTCCTTCAGCGCGGCGTTGTATTCTTTTTCGCCTGTCAGCTCAATTCGCTGCGCGATTTTCTGCACATCGTCCGCCAATGGTTCCACCTCACAGTCCTAATTTCTTCCCGATCTTTCCGCCTGCCATCCGGACGTCATATTTGTTCCGGATGACATACATATCGCGGAGGAACCCCGGCATCATCCGCCGGGCATCCGTCACACTGATCCCGGCGATGAGAGCGTATCCATAGTATTCCCGGACCCGCGTCCCTCGCCGGTTCTTCAGTTTTTTGATTCGATTTCACTTAGGTAGACGTCAAAAACCTCATCGTCCGCTTCCGCGCCGTCTGTGGTTTCGCTTTTCATGCCTTCCTCAACAGCTGCCCGGATCGCCGCGCCCAGCCCTGTCATGGCGGAAACTTTCAGGCGTTTCAATTCATCCCCGGTGACCGTCTCTTCTTTTCCCTCGTATGCCAGTTCAGCGTTCGCCAGGATACGGAACAGTGCCCGCACGGCTTTGCTGCCGCCTTCCTGGATTTTCGCGAACATGTCTTTCATGGATCCAAACTCTTCCTCGATCAGTTCCATGGCGTACATGTCGAGGCGGAGCCCGTATTCCTTATTGCCAACTTTCAGCTTAACCATGTTTCCACTCCTTTTCTGTCCGAAAGAATCCGGAGGCGCCCCTGCACAAGAGCGCCCCCGGAAGAATTATTGGGTAATTCCAGCCTTGCCGTTCAGCCAGGTCCGGACAGCTGCTTCGGTAGCCGCCCGCATGTGGCTGTAGTAGATGTTGGAACCATTCGCCGCCAGCGTCACCGCGACCGCGTTGCCGGTCAGCGCTTCGGTCTGGAACTCGACGCTCTCGCCCTTGGTGTTGGTCGTGTCGCCGTCTTTCGCGAACTGGATTTTATAAATCCAAAATCCGTGATAGCTCACGGTGCCCTTGAAGCGCTCTTTCCGGATGAATCCGACGCCAACAAAGGGAGCCGCGCCGTCCGTGGCGCTCAGTTCGTCGCCGGTGCCTTCCTCGTGGCCCAGCAGCGCTTTTTCGAGATCGGCAGTCATGTTGCTCAGTTCCAGACCAAGCGTCATACCGCTCATGCTGTTTTCAACATCGATCTTGTGGTCATCCGCATAAAAATCAACGTCATTGTGTTCCTCGTTGATGTCTGCGCGGATCATGTAATCGTCCAATTTGACGCCGTTTCCATAGACTACAGCGCTCTGGACGCCGCCACTGGTGTAGGGCGCATAGGTCAAGCCCTTGATACCAATTTTCGCCATAGTGTTTCACCTCATAATCTCGTTTTTGATGCGTTCAGCTTCTGCCCGCATGGCGGCGCCGACCGCCTCTTGTAGTGTCTTTTGCTTGCCCGTGATGAACTTGTCGCCGGTCTTCGCAGTTCGCTTTTTGCCGCGCCCGTAGTTGATCACGAACGCTTTCTTAGCGTTTGATTTGCCCCGGCTGTCGTTCCCCTGCGGGTAAACATCCTGCCAGCACTTGTCGATATCCTCATGATAGATGCCCGGTGCGAAGCTGCGCTGCATGTCACCTGTGACAATGTGGTGCGCTTCGTTCGTCCGCCTCTGGAGTTCCTCAACGGCTGCGGCGCATCCGGCCTCGACAATCCGCTTTGCGTTCTCCCGGCTTCCAAGCTGTTCCAGAGATGCGTCAATCGCTGAAATGTCGCCGACAATCAGCTTCATTAGCCATCACTCCGAATCAAGGAGCCGTACAGGTTTACCTGCCACACCCAGACAACCTTGCCGACCGTATTGTCGAAACTCCGGCTGATCGTGTGAGTCAGATCTACCGCTCCGGCCTCTTCCAGTTCCTCCAGCTTGTCCTGCACCGTGTACGCGATGGTGTCGTCGTCCCCGGCAACGTACGCCGTGATGATCACCCGCCAGATGGAATCAATCAGTTTGCCGTCAGCCCACAGCTGTCTGGTCTCGCCGTTAAGCTCGACTACGCCATAGTCATCCGGCGCTTTATTCAGCCAGGCGTCCCGGACGAACTCAATCCCTTCGATCGTGTTCAGCTGTGTGACCAGCTCGTCCACTACATCTGTCCTACGCGTCCTCGTCCGTGCCATTCTCGTCATTCCTCTCTGCCGTGATCTCAATCCCGCCGTCGTTCGTCAGGTAAGTCCGTACGACCCGGTATTTCTTTCCCCCGTACCGGAGGAAGTGCTCGTCCTGATAGTCCGCATCCAGTGTCAGTTTGAAGACCAGCTCCGGCTGCACGCCCGCATTGAGTGCGTTGTAATACTCGCTCCGGGTCACGCTCCGGATCTCCGCCAGCACCTCACGCACGGTCTCCGTGATGGCCTCGTGCACGCCGTGGGCGCTCCGCGTTTCGGTAACCAGACCGATGACGTCAGCCCTCACCATCAGCACTCACCGTCCCCGTCTCCATAAGCGGTGTACCGTTCCGCATGCATCAGCTGGACTTTCTGCGTCTCGTAGGCTTCCCGCAGACGGTCGAAATCGTCCGGGCTGCCGAAGTACATCCGCGCATACGTGATCAGCGCCCGCTGGACCAGCGGATCCTTCAGCGTGCTGTTGTCCTGGATGCTTCCGTACGTCTCGGTGAAGGCCACAGAGCCGGGAAGGCGCACCCCGGCGGCGGTCAGATCGTTCGCCGCGGCCTTCAGCAGTCCGGCGATTTCCGCGTCATATGCGGAGGCCGTGATCCGCATCGCCAGTTTTGCCTCATTCAGCATGTTGTGCCTCACCTCTCAAAAGACAGGGCGGAGGATCGCTCCCCCGCCCCTGTTGGTTATTATTCCAGCGCCGCCAGGATCTCGGCGATGATGTCCGCCTTCTTGGTCTTGGTCAGCGTGATGCCCTTTTCGGCAGCGTACGCCTTAAGCTGGGCAACGGTTAAGGCGGTCAGTTCTTCTTCGGAGATCGTGCCGCTCTCGTCGGTGTCGATTTCCTCGTCCGTCGGAGCGGGAACGTTCTCGTCCTCAGCGCTGCCCTGCATTAAGAATTTGCCTTGGTGAAGCGCACAAGGCCGACGCCGGTGGGCTTGCCATCAGCCAGAGCCATGCCGCGGAACACGGTGGAACCGGTCCGGAAGGCCACAGACTCGTCACGATCGACCGCGACGTCCTTGGCGAAGTTCAGTACATAGCCTTCCTTCAGGTCGCCGAAGATGACGTCGGTGCTGATCTGGTCTTCAAGGATGACCGGGAAGCCAAGGATGTTGTAGGCCGCAGGGCTGCCCACGTCGGTGTTCACCACGCGGACATCGTTGTCGGTCTTCAGGGCCTTGACGCCCTTCCAGAAGGTGTCGCGGCTCATAACGAACTTGGCGTTCGGCAGGTACTCGCTGGGCAGCTTGCTGATGATGTTCAGCAGGTCGGCATAGGTGATGCCGGCTGCGGTGTATGTCTGGCCGGTCGCGGTGATGGTGCTCAGGCCGGTGATGGTGCTGGTTCCGGAACCGGAGGCAACCAGTCCGGCAGCCAGGCGGAACAGTTTGTTCGCCAGACGGTCGACCAGCCAATCCTCGAAGGCGGGAATGGCCATCGCAGCCACATCGGCGGTGATTTCCACGGTCTTGATCAGTTTGTAGGCGCCCAGGGAAACGGGAGTCAGCGTGTCGGCGCCGTCGGTGGCAGCGGTGCCCATGGCGACCACGGCGGCGTTGTTGACCGTGCCTTCAACAGGCAGGACCACGTTGCCGGGGATGTGCATTACGTCAATGGAATTCAGGATCGGGTAAAGCTCCAGCTTGCCCCAGATCTTGTTGGCGGTCTCGGTGGGGATCGCGGCGGCCGCCGTCACGGCAGCGCGCTCTTCAGCGGTAAGTTCCTTGCCCATCAGATGGCGCAGGAAAGCGTCACGATATTCGGGGCTGTTCACTTCAAAGTTCATTTTTCTTTCCTCCTTGATAATTTTCTTGCCGTCCATTCCGGCGGCTTCATCAGCCTTCCGCGCTTCTTCCGCGGCAGCTTCCTTGCGGGATTCCAGCTCCTTCTGGATCGCTTCGATCTCGTTGATCCGCGCTTCCAAGGCGTCATTGTCCAGCGCGTCCCGCTTCTCTTCGCTGGTTTCGGCGATCAGTTCGTCCAGTCTGGCCTGCAGCTGCTCGCCGTTCATTTCGGCAAAGTTCATTTTTCTTTGCCTCCTTTCAGGTTGTTCAGCCGCTCCAGCAGCGCCGTCCGGCGTTCCTGCTCGGCCTGTGCGGCACGATCCTCCGCGGCCTGTTTCCTTGCACTCTCCAGTGAGACCCGTGCGCTCTCCAGCGCCGCGTCTTCGGAAGCTGCCTGGATGTCCGTGCCATCGTATGCCGGGAACGTAACCGCGGATACCTCGAACACCCGGCTGATGGATGTAATCCTCCGCAGCGGCTGCTCGCTCTCCAGGTCTTCCCAGGCATCTTTATCAACCGTGAACATGAAAGACATTCCGGAAATGTCCCCGCGTTTCACGGCGGAATAAAGCTCTTTCGCCCGCGGGTTGTTCTCGATGTCGAGATCCACGCGGATCTCCATGCCGCGTTCGGTGACCGTCAGCTGCATGGTGCTGTTTGCATTGTTGTTCCGGCTCCTGGCCAGCGGGATCCCGCTCGTGTCGTGTCCCACCAGGAAGCGCACGTCCTTCAGATCGGCATTGTCCAGGGCGCCGGGTTCGATCATTTCCCGGATCCACCCGAGATCCGTTACCTGGTTAAACACAATCGGTGTACCCGTCAGCCGACCGGCCCGCTCTTCACTGCCGGTTTCTTCCGCCCGGATCTCAAATTCCAGGCTCCGGACTTCCTTATTCATCGTCATTCCCTCCGTTCTGGTTCTGCTTGCCCTCATCCACGAAGTAGTACTCACCCCGCGCCGGCACATGCTGTCCGACCCCGTCCGGCAACGGTTCATAATTGAACAGTGCCCGGATCTCGTCGATGGTCAGGATGCCCCGGTCGCCCAGCTGCTGGGCCATGGAGATTTTGCTGCCGATGTTCATATACTGCAGCCGGTCCCCGGCAAACGTGATCGCGTTCCCGGTGTTCCGCTCGCGCTCGGTGAACACCATCCGGGTCAGGGCATCGCTCAGTTTGATGGCAAAGGGTTCGATCGCGCCATTATAAAAGGCGTCCAGCTCGTCGCCGGTCGCCTCGTTGCGGATCACCTTTTCACTGACCCCGAAATAATTGCAGACATTGTC